CCGAGAAGCTGCGGGACAGGCTCGCGGAGCTATCGGACGACGTGCTCATGGTCCGTTGTCCCTACGACGTGCGCGGGACCGGGAAGAAGCTGCATCGCGAGCGCATCGTTCGGCGCAGCGCGTTTGCAAGCGGTCGCATCTGGCATCACGACGTGCACGAGAATCTGCTCCTACTTCCGAACGACCGGCACTTTGACTGGGCGACGCCGGTCTGGCATCACCAGCCGATTGCGATCAAGCAGGACAACCGCAAACGAAACTTGGCCATCCTCGGGCGCAGCGTGGCCGAGTCCGCCACCCAGTATTTTTATATCCACCAAGAGCATTATTGCGCCGGCAACAAGACGGCCGCCGAGCAGTTCGGCCGCATCGCGCTGAGCTTCCCAAACCTCGACGATTCGTTCCGCTACGAGGTCGGGCTCAACCTTGCGCGGCTCGTCGCTTCCCGGCGAGAGGCGATGCAGTTCGCAATGTCGGCTCACGGCGTTTTCCCTTGGTGCCGCGAGGCCATCGCCTCGGTCATCCTGCTTAGCTTCGAGCGCAACGACGGCAAGCGGGCGAGCTTCTGGGCGTCGCGGATGCTGAGCCTTCCCGAGCCGAACGAGAAAGACCGTCCGTGGACTCACGAAGTTAAATGGTATGGCTGGGCCGGGCACGACCTCGCGGCGCGTGCGTTCCGTCTCGCCGGCCAACTCGACGACGCCGCGGCGATGCAGCTCGTGTTTCACAAGCACACCGCACCGCGGATCCGCCTCACGCAAAAGACGCTGGGGAACTCGACCAAATCAGTTGCGTTCCGTGACGCTTGGCTCTCGACGGCGGCGCAGCCGGAGCGCATCGAGCACCGCTTTCTGGTTCGCGGCGACGACGCCGAGACGATGGGCATGGCGAAGCAGTTCCTGCACGACGTAGGCGAGCCGAGCGCAGCCGAGCCGGGCGTGATTCAGCTTAACGCTGACGACGGCATGGTTCCGCCTCACAAATGGGACGAAAGAATCTTGGCGAGCGGCTGCACGCTGATCGACGCGGAGAACATCGAGCAGATTCTAGGCGCGAAAGCCAATGCAAAAACATAACGTCGAGGGTGAGACACGCCGCCCCTCGGCACCGCATTCTCCCTGAGCGTCCCCGGCGTTGTCTCTAACCTCTTGTTCTATCTCCGAATTTATGACCACCGAAACCACATACGACAGCCGAGCCGACACACTGGCCCACATCGACCGCGTGCAAACGCTGATCCAGACCGCAATCAACAACCTGTCCGTGCGCGCCGTAAAGCACGATCTAAGCAAGCTGGAAGAGCCGGAGAAATCCACCTTCGACGCCTGCACGCTGAAGCTGAAGGCGATGGCCTACGGCTCCGACGAATACAAGGCGGCGCTCTCCGAACTGAAACCGGCGCTCGATCACCACTACGCGGCGAACTCACACCACCCCGAGCACTACGCGAACGGCGTGGACGGCATGAGCCTCTTCGACGTGCTAGAAATGCTGCTCGACTGGAAAGCTGCGACGGAGCGGATGCAGAACGGCGGCGACATCCGGCGCTCACTGGAAATCAACCGCACGCGGTTCAAGCTCTCGCCACAGCTTGAAGCGATCATGGCAAACACGATCCGCGAGCTTTCTTGGTAGAAAAAGCATGATTCCCGAGCCGGCAATCGTCGTCTGCACGACCAACGCAAGGTGTCTCGACGTGCTCAAGGCGTCGGTGAAGGCCTACGTTCCGCGCAACATTCGCACCTACTATTTCCACGGCGTCGGCGCGACGTTCGGCGAGGCTTACAACCACGCGGCGGGGATCGCGTTCAAGGAGCACGACGAGCTGGTTATCTGCAACGACGACATAGTGTTTACGCCATCGACGTGGGCCACTCTGCTCGCCGACGTTGCGCTGCTCAAGGAGGCCGTCGCCGATCTGGGCTACGTCGCAGCACGCTCGGACTACGCACGAGGCGCGCAGAACATCCGTTCCGGCGCCGGGCGCTTGGACTTCCTGCGTTTCGAGTCGGAGCGCAGCATCATCGAGACACCGGTCATCGCGCCGATTTGCGCGTGGATTCACCGAGACGCGTGGGTCGATTTTCCGCCGATCAACTGGTTCAGCGATGACGTGCAATGCGCCGACATGAAGCGCCGGCACTTCGTCTCACGGGCCTACGTTCACCACGTCGGCTCGCAGACGTGCGGCAACGACGCGGCGAAGTGCATGGCAGACGCCGAGCCGTGGCTGCGGGAGAACCGGCCGGCGCTGCACGCGCAGCACTTCGCACGGGTTTGACGATTCGCGCAATTGTATGGCCGCCGTCCGAGACTTCGATGCGACTCAACTAAACTCCGACTTCTCCGCGATCTTGGAGCAGGCCGGCATTTCGTTTACGTATCAGGGCGCCGCGGTGACTGGCATCTGGTCAGCGGCGAGCAATGCATTTGCCGACTTCGAGGACCAACGCCGAGACGACAGCAAGTTCACGATCTTCCTTTTGACGACAAGCGTCAGCGCAGCGCCAAAGGTCACACAGACACTTTCCCGAGCTGGAATCACCTACTACGTTGAGCGCGTGACGCTGGACGCCGAGGGCGCAGGATGTGAGTTGGGCGTCGCAAAGGTGATATGATTTCGATCTTTTCAGACACCAAGAAGCTCGAATATGCGCTGGCAAGACTCGCGGACGCTGCGAAGGTCGATCTTGGTCTGGTCATTAAGCAGGAGGGCGCTTACGTCGCTCGGACCATCATGCTCATCACGCCGCCGACTGGCGACAAACTGGCAAAAGGTTCACAGACTCAAATCCCAATCGTGACCGGCGGAACGATCACAAAAACAAAGGCTGGCGGACTCAGCACGAACGCACGCAAGCAGGGCGAGAACGCAATTCTGGGCGACTTGTTCGGCGGGCGACAAATGGCCAAAGAAAAAAGCATCGGTCTTTTTCAGAAGATCGGGAACTCAACGGAAGTTCCGCCACGAGACGGTCAGAACGAAACGATGGGAGTGAACCTCGGATGGGAGGGCTCAAAGAAAATTCGCATTTATCGCAAGTTCTGGCAACCGGGCGCATCCATCGCGCAGATGCGCGCCTTTCACTACGCGAACAGAAACGAACGCGGAAGGCCGAAGCAGGTCACGCGAAGCGCAATCGGCCGCTGGCAAGTGCAGGACCAGATGTGGATTTCTAATCAGGCGGCGGACGCTTATCTAAAATACACGCAGAAAAAGGTCGGTCTTGGTAAGGCTGGATTTGCTGCGGCTGCAATGGCGTGCGGCGTGCGCGTGCCGGCTTGGATTCGTCGGCACATGGCAAAGGCTGGAACAGCTCAAGTGCAGTTCGGGCAAAATCCTTTCGTGAGCGCACGGACCACCGGAAACAAGATTCCCGACCTGCAACGCGTGGTCGATTCGGCTTTGAAAATTCGCTACAAGGTCACGCTCTCGAAATATCGAGCCCTTCTCGCCAACCGCGCCGTGAACCTTGGATTTGCAAAAGTAAAGGGCGGCATGGTCATACCCAAAGAAGCATGAGCACCCGCACAAACATCCGCAACGCCACCGCCACCGCGCTCACGGGCGCTCTCGTCGTTCCGACGGCGAACATTTTGCGCGGCAGGAACAACACGATCGCGAGCGTCAGCTTTCCGGCCGCCGCCGTGTACGCGGTCAGCGAGCAGATCGAGGTCCGCACGCTCGGACCGAGCAATCGCACGCAATACCGCCAGCTTCAGCTCGTGGTCGATTACTTTATCGCCGAGAGCGGAACCTACCTGATCGATGACCTTTTCGACACCGGCAGCGCAGCGGTCGAGGCGGCGGTGCTCGCCGACGTTACGCTTGGCGGGCAATGTCAGGACCTGCATTTGACGTCCGTGGAATATACGATCGAGCCAGACGAGGACCGGCGCTTCGGCTCGGCTCGGCACACCTTTAATTGCATCTACTTTTCAACCGACTAAATTAATTTTATGGCAACCAAACTCGGCCGCGACGGCTTAATCCGCATCTCGTCAACCACCATCGGCGAGCTTCGCAACTACGCTCTGACTCACACTTCCGACACCGTCGAGGATTCCGTCCTCGGCGACACCTACCGCACCCGGCTTGCATCGATGAAATCTTGGAGCGCATCAGGTGACCTTTATTGGGACGAGGGCGACGCTGGGCAGCTCCTCATTACCATCGGCAGCTCGGTCACGCTGAACCTTTATCCAGAGGGCGCGACGACCGGCGACATTTACTATTCGGGCGCGGCCATCGTCACCCAGTTCAACGTCTCCGCGTCATTCGACGGCATCGTTGAGGGCTCAATCGCTTTCGAGGGCAACGGACCGCTGAGCACGCTCACGGCTTAATCTGGCAGGCAAAACACACAACACACATGGACGCAATCGACCTAGTCAGAGAACATTTCGCATCACTCGGCACGCGCAAAATCGACGTGCCAGAGTGGAAGCTCGTGGTGCACGCAACGCCGGTCACGCTCTCGGAAAAAAACCGGCTTTATCGTCGCAGCAAAGAGAACGACATGGAGCTGCTCGTTGACATCCTGATTATGAAAGCCACCGACGAGCACGGCGTGAAACTGTTTACGATCGAGCACAAGCCGACGCTGCTGAACAAGGCGGACAGCAACGTCGTCGGCCGCGTCGCAAACGCCATTCTCGCCGATGACGCGCCGAAGGTGGACGACCTAAAAAACTGATTTACGGTGGGGAGGCGGCAGACCTCCTCGCCGTTTACGCGCTCGCGGACCGTCTGCACAAATTTGCCCACGAGGTGCTCGCGATGCCAGCGCAGGAACTGAACGGCTGGCTCGCCTACATCGAACACCAAAACCGAAAACTAAAACAAAATGGCTGAGGCAACATTCACACTGCGGGCGGTCGATGCGACGAGGGCGGCTTTTGCGAGCGTGCAGAACTCGCTTTCGAAGCTCCAGAACAGCTCAAAGGTTGCTGGTTCGGTCATGAAAAAAATGTTCAACGTCGAACAAATAGGTTCGGCGTTTGCGACCGCTCTGGGGTTA